CAAAGCAGATACTAGATGTTACGGAATGTGTTATTTAAAAAATAGACGTTCTGGATTTTCTTTTATGTCATCTGCTGAATTAGTAAACTTAGCAACAATATCTAGTGATTCAAGATTTGGTATATTATCTAAGTCTGGAGCGGATGCTAAAAAGATGTTTACAGATAAGGTTGTACCAATATCAATTAACTATCCTTTCTTTTTTAAACCTATCCAAGATGGTATGGATAGACCAAAAACAGAGTTAGCATATAGAGTTCCCGCTTCTAAATTAACTAGAAGAAAACTAGATATGAATGATCTAGCAATGGACATGGAAGGTCTTGATACAACTATTGACTGGAAAAACACTGGAGACAATAGTTATGATGGTGAAAAGTTAAAACTATTAGTACACGATGAAAGTGGAAAATGGGAAAGACCTGATAATATATTAAATAACTGGAGGGTTACAAAAACAACTCTTAGATTAGGTAGTAGAATTATTGGTAAGTGTATGATGGGTTCAACATCAAATGCTTTAGATAAAGGAGGAGAGAATTTTAAAACTCTTTATTATAATTCCGATGTTACAAAAAGAAACCGCAATGGACAGACTAGTTCAGGACTATATAGTTTGTTTATACCTATGGAGTGGTCCTACGAGGGATTCATTGACACTTATGGGTTACCTGTATTCGATACTCCAAAAGAAGCAATCAAAGGCGTAGATGGAAACTGGATTGAATACGGAGTTATAGAACATTGGCAAAACGAAGTTGATGGTTTAAAGTCAGATCAGGACGGTTTAAATGAATATTATCGTCAGTTTCCAAGAACAGAGCAACATGCTTTTAGAGATGAAACAAAACAATCTTTATTTAATCTAACTAGAATATACGAACAGATAGATTATAATGAAGATTTAAGAAATACAAGTATTATAACACGAGGAAGTTTTCAATGGGAAAACGGTATACAAGATACTAGGGTAATATTCTATCCAAATAAAGATGGTAGATTTTTAGTTTCTTGGGTTCCACCAGTACATTTGCAAAATAATGTTATAATTAAAAATGGAATGAAATATCCTGGTAATGAACACTGTGGAGCATTTGGATGTGACCCTTATGATATATCAGGAACAGTAGATGGTAAAGGATCTAATGGAGCTTTAAGTGGACTTACTAAATTCTCTATGGAAGAAGTTCCTGCAAATCAATTCTTTTTAGAATATATTGCAAGACCACAAACCGCTGAGATATTTTTCGAAGAAGTTTTAATGGCTTGCGTTTTTTATGGAATGCCTATACTTGCTGAAAATAATAAACCTAGATTGTTGTTTCATTTTAAAAGAAGAGGTTATAGAGGTTATTCTATGAATCGACCTGATAAAGTTTGGAATAAATTATCTATAACAGAAAGAGATATTGGTGGAATACCAAACTCAAGTGAAGATATAAAGCAAGCGCACGCTGCGGCAATAGAATCTTATATAGAAGATTATGTTGGGATTACAGGAGAAGGATATGGAGATATGTACTTCAATAGGACTTTAAATGATTGGGCAAGGTTTAATATAAATGATAGAACCAAATATGATGCTTCCATCAGTTCTGGTTTAGCTATAATGGCTTGTAACAAAAACAAATATACTCCATCAGCTCCAGTCTTTAGACAGATTCATAATTTAGGAATTAAAAAATACGATAATACAGGTTCTTTATCAAAAATACATAAGTAAATGAATATATACACAAATACAAATAGTGCGTTTCCTAGTCAGGTAGTACCTGATGCGGTGAAAGCTTCCGAAGAATACGGATTGCAAGTATCTCGCGCTATAGAACAAGAGTGGTTTGATCAAGGCAGAACTACTGGTAATAGATATTTAACTAATTGGAATAATTTTCATCAATTAAGATTATATGCCAGGGGAGAACAATCGGTACAGAAATATAAAGACGAACTAGCAACTAATGGTGATTTATCTTATCTTAATATAGATTGGAAACCTGTACCTATTATATCTAAATTTGTAGATATAGTTGTTAACGGTATGTCACAAAAGACTTATGATATTAAAGCTTACGCTCAAGATCCTGAGTCTTTAAAAGCAAGAACTTCTTATGCTCAAGCAATCTTAAGAGACATGTACTCTCAAGACTTACTTAACAAAGCTAATCAAGTTACTGGAAAAGACTTTGCTGCCTCTCCTTTACCTCAAGATGAATTACCTGAGACTAAAGAAGAACTAGACTTACACATGCAGTTGTCTTATAAACAGTCAATTGAAATTGCTGAAGAAGAAGCTATTAATAATGTTTTAGCTGCTAATAAATGGGATTTAACTCGTAGAAGATTAAACTATGATTTAACAGTATTGGGTATAGGTTGTGTTAAAACAAATTTTAATACTAGTGAAGGAATTACAACTGAATATGTAGATCCTGCTTATTTAGTTTATTCTTATACAGAAGATCCAAACTTTGAAGATATATATTATGTTGGAGAAGTTAAAGCTGTTACTATTCCAGAACTAAAGAAACAATTCCCTGATTTATCAGAGGAAGAATTATACAAGATACAACAAATGCCAGGTAATAGACAATATATTACTGGTTGGGGTAACTATGATGAAAATACAGTTCAAGTATTATATTTTGAATATAAGACATACATGAACCAGGTATTTAAAATAAAATATGGTGAGAATGGACTTGAAAAAGCTATTGAAAAAACAGATGAATTCAATCCTCCACCAAACGACAACTTTGAAAGAGTTTCAAGATCAATAGAGGTGTTATATACAGGAGCTAAAATTCTTGGTACTAATACCATGTTAGAGTGGAAGTTATCTGAAAACATGTCAAGACCTTTTGCAGATACTACTAAAGTTGAAATGAACTATGTTATATGTGCTCCTAGAATTTATAAAGGTAGAATTGATTCTACTGTAAACAAGATTACAGGTTTTGCAGATATAATCCAGTTGACACATTTAAAACTACAACAAGTATTATCTAGAATGGTACCTGATGGTGTTTTTGTAGATGTTGATGGTTTAGCGGAAGTTGATTTAGGTAATGGTACTAATTACAATCCAGCAGAGGCATTAAACATGTACTTTCAAACTGGTAGTATTATTGGTAGATCATTAACGCAAGATGGTGGAATGAACGCTGGTAAAGTTCCAATTCAGGAATTAAACGGATCTTCTGGTCAAGCTAAGATTGCTTCGTTGATACAAACTTATCAGTATTACTTACAAATGATAAGAGACGTAACAGGATTAAATGAGGCAAGAGACGGAAGTATGGTAGATAAAGATACTTTAGTTGGTCTACAGAAAATGGCTGCTAACGCATCAAACACCGCTACAAAACATATATTACAAGCTAGTCTTTATTTGACTCTTAGAGTATGTGAGAATATTGCTCTTAGAATTGCTGATTGTTTAGATTATCCATTAACAGCGAAATCATTAGAACAAAGTATTACTACTTATAACGTTAATACTTTAAGAGAAATAAAAGATTTAAATCTTTATGACTTTGGTATATATTTAGAATTAGAACCAGATGAAGAAGAGAAAGCAATGCTAGAACAAAATATTCAAGTATCGTTACAAAGTGGTACAATAGATCTAGACGATGCTATAGATATTAGACAGGTTAAGAATTTAAAACTAGCTAATCAACTACTTAAGTTAAGAAAGTCTAAAAAACAAAAAGCTGCTCAAGCTGCTCAAATGGCGAACATTCAAGCGCAAGCTCAAGCAAACCAACAAACAGCAGAAAAAGCGGCGTTATTTGAAGTTCAAAAACAACAAGCAATAACACAAGAAACTATAAACATAGAAAGAGCAAAATCTCAATTTGAAATGCAAAAATTACAAACTGAGATGCAATTAAAACTACAGTTAGCAGAACAACAGTTCCAATATAACATGCAGTTAGAACAATTAAAATCTCAGACACAAAGTCAAAATCTACAGTTAGCAGAAGACAGAAAAGATGAGAGAACAAGAATACAAGCCACACAACAGTCTGAATTAGTTCAGCAAAGAAAAACAAATGCGTTACCACAAAGTTTTGAATCAGCACAATTTACTGGTTTGCAAGACTTAGGATTGTAAAAAAATAACTATTTAATTATATTATATTATGTCAGAAATTGTAAAACAAGAAGGAGACTTTAAAATCCAAAAACCAAGAAAACCTAGAAACTTAACTAAAGAAGATAAAGTTACAAAGGTAGATTTCTCTGCGCCAGTTGCAGAACAAGAAGTAACAAAAGTTGTAATACCAAACACAGAAAAAGATGCCGTTCAAGAACAAAGCACAGATGAAAGCGTGTTACGCGCAGAACAACCCAAAGTGGAATTGCAAGGAGTGGTCGAAGGAAACGAAGGGACCTTTGAAAATGTTATTGAAGAAATCAGCAACGAGCAAGTTGCAAGCATTGAAAAAGAAGTAGAAAAACATGTTCAAGAACAAGTTAATACTGGAAAACCATTACCTGAGAACATAGAAAAACTAGTTAGTTTCATGGAAGAGACAGGCGGAACAGTAGAAGACTACGTTAGATTAAATACAGATTACTCTAATATTGACGAAAAAACATTATTAAGAGAATATTATAAAAGAACTAAACCTCATTTAGACGCAGAAGAAATCCAATTTTTAATGGAAGATAATTTTGCTTATGATGAGGATATAGATGAAGAGCGAGATATTAGAAAAAAGAAACTCGCTTTTAAAGAGGAAGTTGTAAGAGCCAAAAACGAATTAGAGTCTATTAAGAATCAATACTACGACGAGATCAAGTTGAGACCGGGCGTATCTAAAGAACAACAAGACGCTTTTGACTTTTTCAACAGATACAAGAAGAATGAAGAAGAGCAGAAAAATCGACATGAGAGGTTTAAACAACAAACTAAAAATTTATTTAACAACGAATTCAAAGGTTTTGAATACAATGTTGGCGATAAAAGATTTAGATACAATGTTCAAAACAACGAGCAAGTCGCAGAGAAACAATCAGACATTAACAATTTCGTAGGGAAGTTCCTTGACAAAGATGGAAACGTTACTGATTCTGTAAATTATCACAAAGCTCTTTACACTGCTATGAACTCTGACAAAATCGCGCAACACTTTTACGAACAAGGAAAAGCCGACGCGGTTAAAGAGGTAATTAACAACTCTAGAAACCCAAGTCAAAATCAACCACGTCAAACAGGTGGAGAGGTTTTTATCAACGGTTTAAAAGTTAAATCTATTAGTGGTTTTGATTCTTCAAAATTAAGAATACAAACAAAAAAATTTAACAATTAAAATTAAAAAATTATGTCAAACATGATTAACTCGGTTACAGGTACTCCTTATGGAACACTTAAACCATCTCAAAAACAACAAGCGTTAGAATCAAATTACTTAAACTTTACGAATGGTACTAATGATTTTGCGCAACAATATTTACCAGAAATCTATGAAGCAGAAGTAGAAC